ATATCATTCCTATGAGACTATCGTACAAGAATTGAAAAAAACGTGTATACCCAATAGAAGAGTTAATTGGGGAATGGCATGGGTGAAATAAATGTTACACAATCCATATAAAGTAGTACAAATGTTTGAAGAAGAGGTTGCACACTATACTGGCGCACCTTACGCAGTATCGGTGAATAGTTGCACAAATGCTCTTTTTCTTGCCTGTAAATGGCATAAAGTAGAAGGAAAAGAAGTAATCTTGCCCAAAAGAACTTATCTTTCTCCGCCTCAATCTGTTATGCAAGCAGGTGGAAAGTTGGTTTTCGAGGACATACAATGGCAAGGTATTTATCAACTCAAGCCATTTCCTATTTATGACGCTGCAAAGAGGCTTACTTCCAATATGTATATTCCCGGCACAATGATGTGTCTTTCATTTCATATCAAAAAGCATCTCAAGATTGGTAAAGGTGGAATGATTTTGCTTGACGATCCCGAAGCAGTGAAATGGCTGAAGGCTCGTCGGTATGAAGGAAGAACTGACGGAATGAAATACCACGAAGATATGATTGATGAAGAAGGGTGGAATATGTATATGACCCCAGAACAAGCAGCAAGAGGCTTAACTCTTATGCAAAACTACCCAGAACATATGCCAGATATTCCAGAAGAACCACCTTATCGTGACCTTACAGAGTTTGAATTGTTTAAAAACATAGAGGTGAGATAAGTGATCCCATTAGTATTTTATTCACATTCGGATTATTCAGATGTTTGGGCACCACTATTTGCTCAAACAGAAAAATATCTCAAAGGATACAAAAAGTATCTTTTCACAGATCAATCAACAGAAGAACTTGATAATGATTGGGTCGTTATTAGATATGATGATTCTCTACCTTATCAGAAAAGGATGCTTCACTGTTTAGGACAAGTAGAAGAAGATATTATTCTTTTTCATCACGAAGATATGTTTTTGTATGATTCTCCAAACGAGCAAAAACTAAAAGAACTCGTTGCTCTTGTTGAAAGTGAAGAAATAGACATTATCAAGTTAGCAAGAGCAAGTTACCACGAAAGTCACCCACTTGAGAGAAACACAAGCCATAATGATGTTTATGAGAATCCAACAAATCTCAGGTTTGCTATTCAGCCAAGTATCTGTAATAAAGAAAAGTTAGAAACCATTTATAGTAAAACATACGGAAACAATATTTGGGAGTTTGAAGCAAACTCATCAATGATTTGCGATTACTTTAAAATAAAAACAGGTATGACTTGGGAAGAAGGTGACAATAAAAGAGGACAGTTTCATTGGGATAGTGGTGTCTATCCTTATTTCGCAACTGCTGTTGTAAAGGGAAAATGGAACTTGACCGATTATAAAGATGGACTACTATCTGTTTTGGAAGAGACAGGGGTTGATATTTCTAGAAGAGGAATAGTGTGAGCCTAAAACTTGTTATTTTTGATATGGATGGTGTTCTTGTTGATGCTTGTGACTGGCACAAAGCGGCATTCAATGCTGCTCTTTTAGAGTTGTGCGATTATCAGATTTCAGAAGAAGATCACTATTCTACATTCAATGGTCTTCCAACTAGCATCAAACTACAGAAACTTGCGGAGATGGGAGTAGTCAAAGATGATCCTAAAATACATAAAGAAATAAACAAGTTAAAACAAGAAAAAACGATTGAGATCATTGAGGAAAGAGCAGAGTATGATATGTCCAAAGCAAATCTTTTTTCTTGGCTTAAGTTAAAAAATATTAAGGTTGCTTGTTTTACAAACAGTATTAGGAAAACAGCAGAACTTATGCTTGATAAAGCAGGTATATTGTCCGAGTTAGATTTGCTTGTAACAAACCAAGATGTAAAAAATCCAAAACCAGACCCTGAAGGCTATAATAAAATCATTAAACATTTTAATTTTGACCCACAAGATGTTATAATCGTTGAGGATTCGCCAAAGGGGTTAGAGGCAGCATATGCTACTGGTTGTGCGGTCCTAAAAGTTGATAATGCAACTCAAGTATATACAGAAAATGTGAGGAGATTTATTTATGAAAGTTTTGATTCCAATGGCAGGAGAAGGAAGTAGATTCGCAAAAGAAGGCTATACTTTTCCAAAGCCATTGATTGATGTTAGTGGTAAGCCAATGATCCAAACTGTTGTTGAAAACTTGGATTTTGACTGCGAATATATCTTCTTGGTAAGAAAAGAGCATATTGAAAAATACGAGGGTCTTCTTCACACTTTAGAAAGAATCACAAATGACCATTTTAAATATGTTGTAGTTGATGGTCTAACTGAAGGTGCTGCTTGTACTGCTTTATTAGCCGAAGAACTAATTGATGATGACGATGATCTTCTGATTGCAAACTCAGATCAGTTTATTGAATATCATCCCCAAAACTTTTTGTCTCTCAAGAATATGACCACTGCTGATGCTGTTGTTTTTACATTCAACGCAGTTCATCCTAAGTGGTCTTTTGTAAAGACAAATGCTCGTGGATTTATCACAGAGGTAGCAGAGAAAAAGCCTATTTCTGATATTGCGACTTGCGGTATTTATTGGTATAGACACGGATCAGATTTTGTAAAGTATGCAAAACAAATGATTGAAAAAGATATTAGAGTAAATAATGAGTTTTATATCGCTCCAGTTTATAACGAGTTGATTGGGGATGGAAAAACTCTTATTCCATTCTATGTTCATAAGATGTGGGGACTTGGAACGCCAGAAGATCTCAAATATTATTTAGAAAATAAAAAATGATAAAAATAGCACATAGAGGCAACATAAACGGTCCAAATCAAAACCACGAAAATGACCCTGCTTATATTATGGAAGCCATAACAGAGGGGTTTGATGTTGAGTTAGATGTCTGGCTAATCGATGATAGCATTTATCTCGGTCACGACCTACCAGAATACAAAATCGGATTAAACTATTTAAAAAACGATAAGTTCTGGTGTCATTGCAAAAACATACAGGCTTTGTATTTATTACTCAATAATAATATTAGGTGTTTTTTTCACGACACAGACGATGCTACATTAACAAGCGATGGATTTATCTGGACTTATCCCGGAAAAGACTTGACAGAAATGTCTATTTGTGTTATGCCTGAAAGATCAAACTGGAACATACCAAATAACATTGCTGGTGTTTGTTCTGATTATGTTTTAGGGATAGAGGAGCATATTAAATGAAATTAGTTGTTATTACAGGTTGTCTGGGTTTTATCGGCTCACACGTTACTAAAAAATGCCTTGATTTAGGCTGGAAAGTGCTTGGTATCGACAACTTTACTTACGCTGCTAATGAAGATTTGGTCGGTTATTTCTTTGAAAAGTGGGGAGATAACTTTGATTTTATCCGAAGCGACATCGCTGATCTAAAATACCTACCAGATTGTGACTATGTGATCAATACAGCAGCCGAAACACACGTTGGAAACAGCATTATTGACAGCAAAGACTTCTTAAAATCAAACATAAATGGAGTTCAAAATCTCCTTGATTTGATCAAAGCAAAGCCAAATAACGTCGATAATCGCCCGATTTTGTTCCATTTTAGCACAGATGAGGTCTATGGAGACATTGTAGAAGGTGATCACTACGAAACAGACCACCTAAACCCAAGTAATCCATACTCAGCATCCAAAGCAGCAGCAGATATGCTTATTACTGCTTGGGCAAGAACCTATGGAATAGAATACATTATCTTTCGTCCAACAAATAACTATGGAGAATACCAATACCCAGAGAAACTTATCCCATTATCAGTTAAACTATTACAACGAGATAAAAAGATTAGACTTCACGACGAAGGAAAGCCGGTTCGTAACTGGTTACACGCCGAAGACACGGCAAATGCGGTCATAAGTATCATAAATAATGGGAAAACAAATGAGATTTACAACGTTGCCGGTGGCTTTGAGCAAGAAAACAGGGAAACAGTAAAGAAAATTATTGAATGTTTTCACGGCAAAGAAGCAAACTGGCTTGATTATGTTGACTTAGGACATAAAAGAGAAGGACAAGACGTTAGATACGCACTTAATGACGACAAATTACGTTCTTTGGGGTGGAAACCGCAAAAAACATTTAACGAAGAGATACCAAAACTGGTAGAATTCTATAAAAATAACTTTAGATGGTAGGAGAATACTATGAAACTTTCAGATCAAGCAGTCGGAGCCGTTATGATGGCTCTTCAAAAGAGTCTTTTGGAGCAATCAGACATTGTTCCTGTTATTAAAGGGTTCGAGTTTGTTCCAGCAGCAGACAAAGAAGGAGACGAAGCACAACTCTTTGTAAAAAACCCTCCTCTTGTTAAACTTGGAAACGAAGATACAGCAGAAGAGGGCGAATAATGCCGAGTTATGTGTATGAATGCTCGAAATGTAGCGACGTTACAGAAGTTTTTCACTCTATGAGTGAAGACAGAACTGACTGCGAGGCTTGTGGAGAGCAAAATACACTAAACAAAATACCAGAGGTGCCGATTTATCTAAAATCCAACACTGCTGGTAAGGTTGTTAAGCAACACATTGAAGACGCCAAACAACAAGTTCGTGAAGACAAAGAGCAAATGAAAAAGGATTACACAGGTTGAGTTTACTTATTTTCTTTTTAATAGTTTCCGTCGCTTTAAACGGACTTTTGCTTTGGTACATTAGAAAAATGCTATCTAAACTGCTTTATGTTTCAGATAGTATCGGATCTTTATTGGTAACGGCAAAGAACTTTTCTGATCACTTGGACGGGTTACACGCTATGGAAATGTATTATGGAGATGAAACTCTTGGTGCTTTGATTAAACACTCAAAGCAAGTTGTAGAAGACATAAAAGAGTTTGAAGAAATCTATGAACTAACCAATGAAGGGCTGTTAGAAGATGAAGAACAAGAATAATGGCGAAACCAAAAAAGAAAAATCTATACTTTACCCAAGAGCACGAAGACGCAATCGTCAACTATGCTAATACTACTGATATCAAAATAAGAACTGAACTTTATGTAGAGTTTATTGAGCCAGCATTCAATGAAATGGTCGATAAGATTATCTATACTTACAAGTTCACAAACCTTCCCAACATCGATGTCCTAAAAGACGAATGTAAAATCTGGCTTACAACAATCTTGGACAAGTATGATCCAGACAAAGGATCCAAAGCCTTTTCTTATTTCTCAGTCATTACCAAAAACTGGTTTATTCACAAGGTAAAGAAAACAACCTTGGAGAATAAAAGAGAAGTTCAACTAGATCAAATCCCAAAGAACATTGAGATTAGACAGTTCACTGTTGTAAACGAATATGAATCAAAAAGATTAGAAAAAGAATTCTGGATGAACTTTTGGGAAGAAGTTAACTCTTGGGAAACATCCAGTATGAAGCCCAACGAAGAGAAAGTCTATGAAGCAATCAGACTAATATTTTCCAACCCAGACCGTATAGACATCTACAACAAAAAAGCAATCTACTTTTATATCAGAGAAATCACAGGTCTCAATACAAAACAAGTCGTTAACAACTTAAATAAAATGAGAGTAAAATACAAAGTATTCAAAAGAAGATGGGATCGTGGCGATTTATAATACTTTTTTTAACTCTAACTATTTATTTTTGCTATGAAAGACTTGGAAACATATATTGACGAAGCAATCAAAAACATAAGAAGCGACAGGGCTATTACCACAACTCTGCTAATGGAGTTGATGGAATATATGAAAAAAGACGACGAACGCAAAGAAAAAGTCGGTGTTGTCGCTGCTAAATATGTAGAAACTTTACAGAGATCAAACGAACAACTTGTCAAAGTCAGTGCTCTTATTCAAAAGAAAACTGAAGGACAAGATGGTTTATCTGAAGAGGATAAAAGCGAAATCTTTGATTTAATCAAAGACGCTGGTAATGGGTAATGGATGTAAAAGATATACTAAACATAGGGTTCGGTTTATTAAATCCTATTAGAGACACATTAGTAGGTAAGAACTTTGACCCTTCAAATGTTAGGGCTTTGGATGCTGTTATTAAGAGCACAGAGAATTCTTATGCCGAAAATGCGAGTTTAGGATCAGGTCCATATATTGGTATTTGTTTAAGAAATGATGGATATTTAAATGAAAGAACAGTTGATCCAACTAACTGGGCTACAGTCTCAAATGAGGTGATAAGAAAAAATAATCAATCTGAAGCCCCAAAACTTTTACAAATCAGAGTAAGAATACCTGAACTTCATAGTTCTCTTCCTATTCCTCAAACTCTTCCAAAGTTCACAGAAGAAAGTCCAGATCACGGAATAGTGAATATGTATCCTATTTTCTTAGCAAAAGATCTGGCTATATCTTCAGATGTTCCACAAGAAGGAGATATGGTTTGGGTTGACTTTCAAAATAGTAATACTCTTGAAGGTCCAATATATTTAGGAAGAGTAACAAATGATACGTTAATAAATGGAAATAATACAACATCTGGTAGAAATTCTTTTGCTATCACTTGCACTCAAGTTCCAGCAGTATTACCTCCACAAAGTCAGCCTATCAATGCGGCTGCTGGACCACCTCTCCCATCTTTCGCCGCCAACAGTGCTTATGCAGCACAGCCTAAAACACCGCCACAACAAAATACTGTAACTGTTTGTGGACCTGCTGGGTCTATTCTTGATGCAAACGCTGGGTTTGGTGGCAACCCAAAAGATTGGGCTGCAACTGGAAAAGCAGATTATGCCAAGGCAGATATTCGTTTTCTTGGATTTCTTACTGGAGTTGGAAACACCGGAAATAGGAAACTTGAAATAGATTTTATGGTTATTCACGACGGTGGTCAAATGGCGGGTTTCACGGCAGAAAGAACTTTGAAGTTCTGGAGTAAAAAAACTGCATCATCACATTATTACATAGATTTAGATGGGACTGTTTTTCAACTTGAAGAAGAAGCAAAAGTAACATATCACGGAGGAGGCGGTCCTATACCAAACGCCAATGGTAGATCTATAGGGATTGATTTACAAAGGTGTAGACCTCCGGGGGATAAACATAAATTTAAAGATAAAAATGGAAAAGAGTATAATTGTGGTGAAAGAGGATATAGGGCACCATATTCAAAAGAGCAGATGGCATCTTTGAAAGATTTGCTAAATGACATATCCAAAAGAAGGGGCATTCCTTATGATGAAAATCACATTGTTGCTCACGGATCTTTATATCAAGGAAATCACGCAGATCCAGTTGTGGGATTTGAATGGTCCGAAATAGGATTGACAAATAAATATGGTCCAAGTCCAAAAGGTAAGTTTACACAAATACCAAACCCATCCTCTGTATCAAATAAAATTGCGTAGGAGTTTAAATGGCTGGAAATAGTAAGAAAAAAAGCGATATTTCAAATATTCCTCAGAGAGTAAGACAACAACTTGACTCTCTAACCCCAGAGGAAAGAGCGAAATATGAAGGCTTTGGCGGAACAAAAAAAGTAGAATCAATTCCAGAGTTTATTCAATCTGATTGCGAAACTGTATTTAAGGGAGAAAATAATAGTTGGATTGTTTTGGGCAGAGATAGACCTGCTGGTGTGTTTTCTGGACACGGTGGGTCTGGAGCAAGCCACGCTGCTTCTATAGATTTGTGTGTTGGTCGTGGTGGTGCTAAAACAGATAGAGTAGATAAAAATGATGCTCCATTATACATAAACAATGATTTTAAAAGTGATGCAGCCAGAATATATATAAGTCAAAAAACAGATATTGATAGAAACTTTGGTATTGTCCCCGGTATTCACGGCAACCCGCCTCATAGATCTGGTATAGGAATCAAAGCAGATAATGTTAGGGTTGTAGCAAGAGAAAGCATCAAACTTATAACAAAAACAGATGATACAAACTCAAGAGATGGAAAGGTAAATGCCACTCTTGGTATCCAACTGATTGCTGGAAATGATGATTCTGATATGCAGCCTCTTGTAAAGGGAGATAATCTATTGGAAGTGTTAAATATCATTATTGATGATATTCAGAGACTGACACAAATAATGCATTCTATGACGATGACACAGATTGCTTTTGATGTTGTGCTTCAAGCACATACTCATCCTGTATCTGTAGCGGGAATCCCAACTCCATTGATAACCTATCCTTCCCCGGAGGTTGCTATTGCAGGAGGAATAAAGAATATAAAAACAATCGTTATTGATGCTCCATCGCAAATTATTGAAACTATTAATGGAGTTATGACTAATATTTCATATTTAAAGAAATGGGGTTCAAGATCAATATTGAGCGATCACAACTACACTAATTAGAGCATATTCAAATGAGCCAAGATTTATATTTTAAAGTCCCAGTTAATAATAATATTAAGTTGAAATCAAGTGTTTCAATGAGATTGCCCTTAATGGATAATGAGGCATATGGGCATATTTTTGTGAAATCAAAAACTGGTGAAGGAAATGTTAAATACCAAGTATCATTGGAAAGTTTATTAAAAATGAATGCGGCACAGGCTGCCGAACTTGTTAGTAGAGCATTTATTCCAAAAGCAATCAGATATGCTCTTGGATATCACTATTTTGGATACCCGCTTGTCAACACAAGCACTGATTCAGAAGGCAATTTATATTTCCCACGTTTTGGTAAAACTGAAAATTTTAATGGCATTGATGCTGCGACGGGACAAAACCTTGGAACTCCTATAGAAATAGCAACAAAACTTGGACTTAATAATCCTGATTATTATAGAGCAAATTTATATGAATATTTAAGGGGCACATTCGGAGAGAGTTCTGGTCAGACAGGCACTTTTACCAATTGGTTTAACGCCAAAGTAGATCCAATATCTCAAACAGTTAATGGTGGAAATGTTATTGGGGAAAAGGATGTTAAGGTTGGGACACAAAATGTTTTCTATGATGATATCCACCAGCCATTAACGAAAACACACGCAAAAATGTGGAACCCCGGTTCAAAAACTGCGATGTATCTCGGTGGATCTACTCCTCCATATAATAAAGGCTTTGACGGAGTAAAATCAGACAAAGTTTTTAGTAACTTTTTGTCTACTAATATCGGTCAAAATGGAGCACTTCGTTATTTGGTTGGTCCAAAGGCAAACAGCAAATGGTATTACGATCAAGGTCCAGCAACTACACAAGAACAAAAAGATTTTAAAACATCAAATCTTATTACATCTTTCAATCTTCTTCCCGCTGGAAGCACAAGCGATTTAGCAGCAGCACTCGCATATGGTCTTGCACCAAATACCGCTGTTGATGCTTCATTGCCAAAAATATGGAGTTATATTATCAACGTTGCGCCTAAGATTACTGCGACAGAGGCAAGAGGAATATATACACAATCAGTTCAGGCTAAAGACGGACAGGGATTTGAGCCAGATCCTTTAAAGTTTATTATTAGTGCGGTTGATAATACTTCTCTCGGCAAACAAGATCCCACAAAACAAGGTTCGCCAATAGTTAAGCCGGAAGATTTAAAAACACTTGGATTTACAAATGTTTTAGGAGGATATTATCCAAAAACGGAAGTTCAAGATGTAGACGAATCAAACCTTACAGCATATGCTGGTGCAGATTTGATATTCTTACCGAAGAATATTAAAGCATATAGAGTAATGAAATCTCTTGCAAAATTAGGTATGGCTTTTGAAGGATACTCAGATCCATCTGATGGTGATGGCGGAAATGCAACGACTTCTCAATGGCTTAACCAATATGATCCAAAAAGATCTGGATTCTTGGTCAAAGAACTGGAAGAAAAAGGCTTTGAAGGAACTATAAACTTAGAAGATCTTCAACAGTATTTTGATGATACTGGTTCAAAGTATTACATTGAAAAACATTATGTAAATGGTAAAAAGTGGGAAGAGTATCTAAAAAATTGGGATGCCGGAGGAATATACGAAATAACCGATCCCTTGACATATATGAAGTCGTTCTCAGACTGGTTTTGTGCTGGATTTTATAAAAAAATACCAAAAGGTGCAAAAACAACAAGCAATTTTACCAAACTTGCCAATACTTCAAGAACAACAGATTTTAAGTTTCCAGTATGGTCTTATAGTAAAGAAAAACTTGCCGCCATTGGATATGAAAGAATCATAGATTCAGATTCTCAATCAAGTTTAAATCAATTTAAAACAGAAATTCAAAATAATCCAGAAGTTTTATTACAGGAAAATACGGCAACACCAGACTGGGTTAACAGTATCCAAATATATCCTTCTATTACAGAAGAATATATTGGGTATGGAATTGCTTTAGCAGATCAAAATAATCTATATTCTACCAATAATACATTAGCAAAAGCGGGATGGCTTCAGGCGCAAGAAGAGTTATACTCTTTTAAGAGTAATGAAGCCTATAGAGATGTTGCCTTATCTCACGTTGCAACTTGGAAAGGATATAAGACGGGACAAAATTGGAATGGATCAGCGGGTTTACCTTGGATTGGTATAGATATTGATGATAATGGTGTTCCATATGCTGAACTTCGTTATGTTCTTGAGTTAGAAATAGATGAAGCAAAACTAATCACAGATATGGTGAGGAGAAATGTTTTTACTCCAAACGGAGAAGCCTCACAATATGAGGCTGCTGGTTTTGATATAGACCAGTTAGTTTTGGCTTCCAAGGGAAATGTATATAACGAGAGTTTAAAAGTTGCATATGCAGAAGCAGTGGTAAAGGACACAGGTCCAAGCATAGATTTTTCAGAGTTTCCATTTTTGGTAACTGGAGAAAGCGAGGTAGGTCAAGTCCTTCCAAATGAAATATATTTAGAAGCACAAAAGGTAGTTGACGCAAGACAAGATCCTAAATCTGTTTCAAGTATAGTATTCTCAAAAGAAGGATTAAAAACGGTTGCTTTCAAAGAAGCACCGGGACCAAGAGCAAAAAATATTGGCTATTTAGACAACTTAACTCTTGTAAGAGTGATTCAAGAGTCTGTCAATGGAAAAGGGCAATACAATAAAGTAGAAGTTGTAGACCTCAGATCACAACGAGAAGGTCAAATAGGGTATATTGAGCCAAAAGATTTAGTAACTTTAAATCCTCCAACAACACCAGTTGTAGATTCAGAAGGTAAAACAGTAATATTGACCATTGATTATCCAAAGTTTTTCAACGATCAATTCAAGCAGGAAGGATATACTTTAGGAGAAACAGAAATATTACCAATGTCTGAAATGGCAAGGGCACTGGTTCCAACTTGGTGGAAAAATAGGGAGCCTTATTACCACAGAGAAGAAGGCAATTACTATATCACTGTTGTATTGCCTTATCAGTGTATTACAGATAAAGCAGATTTAGATAGTAAAAAGAAAGAAGCAGTAAAGAAAGGTATTGTAAAGTTACTGGACTATTACAATAAACAATATCAGCCATCAGATATTGATAAGTTAGCAGAAACTTACTTAGCAACAGAATATGTTGATTACAATATAGATTTGCGTCCCGGCTCATATGTTAAGATGTTGGTTAAAGTTGGGGGAATTTATCTTAATGGGTTCCCGACTGAGCAAGATAATCTACAAGAGTTAAAGCAGCAAACCGATAAAGTTATTTCTTTGGATGCGAGTTTTTATCAAAAGCATTTAGAGCAAGCAGTATTTGGCTTAAATAAACTTTATATTGAGTTGTTTGCTTCAAACTTTGCCCTTAAAGGGTTTAATATAATCAAAGAAGCGCAACGTTTAGAAAGCATAGACATTTATATTAAAAAACTAATATTATTAAATGGATATGACCTCAAAAAGCCGGGGAACCACGTTATTGATGTTGGGTTTACGGACGAATATAAAGTCGTATATATCTCGTACAAAGAAGAGGGTTCTGAAGAAAAGTTATTATCAATAGGATTTAAAACAATAAGCAACTTAAGTCCGTTTATTGATAAAAATACTATGGCTTTATTCTATTATCATCGCCAACTCCGTAACCCCACCCTTACTTGGCAAAAGTTGGTAAATGAATATTTGCCAGAACCAAAACCACAAATCGTTCAAAAATCTTTTGGTGATGGAGGATTTGACCATCCATCCAATCGCTGTGCTCCTCCGAGTTTTGTAGGACCAGATTTTTCATCTATTATAGAAGGGCTTGCTTCTCGTTTGGATCAGCAGTTAGATATTGATCCACGATTTGATCTTGGAGCATTTGAGTTTAGTTTAAGATCATTCTTACCGCCTTGCCCCAAGCCTCCTTCTGGAAGAGGAGATGCTTTATTTAAAACAGTAGTTGATTTAAATGGGGAACAAAATGTATATGAAAATCTTGATATTCTTTTCAATCTTACACAAGAGAGAGATAGGATACAAGAATATGTGGGAGACTTTTTAACTTCAGCAACAGCATTAAGGGATATTAGAAATAAAGTTGTAAATTTAGATGATTTACACAAATATGTTACATCTATGATAGATGTTCCAACTTTATACAATACGCTTTGTAGATGTTTCATAGATATTGCTGGAATTGAAGATATTACTCTTCCGAACTTTGAAATGAAAGCATCTGGAGGATCTGTCGGGGCATCCCCTTCCGCAGCCCTTCAGGGAAAATCAAAAGACGAAATATTACAAATGAAAGGTCCAAGTGCTGATATTAGCACTGAGCCACTCACTGTAGACGCAGCAGACTTATATTGTTCTTTCTGTTTAGAAGTTCCAGATCTTTTTATTAGATTGCCAACCACTAACATATTACAGTTTATGATTGATGCGTTGATGAAACTTCTTGAGTTTATTCTCTCGCAACTATTGTTGGAACTCATTGCCGCATTATTGGAGGCATTACTTACTTGTCCTGATATTCAATGTCCTCCGGGACAAGGAAATCTAAAAGATTATGGAGGTCAAGATCTCAACAATATTCTTGATAAAACAGGAGTAGGACCAAATGAGAAAAGTCAGTTCTTTGATGCTTGTGGAGTAACTGGTATTTCAGAGCAAGATATACAATCTTTCTTAAGTAATGTTTCAAATAGTCTGACTTCTGGTGAGGTTTTAGATCTTTTTGATGGATCTGCTGATATTGAAGTATACCAAAACATTCAAAAAATATTAGCAGAATATCCTACTTTGCAAGAGCAAATGCCATCAAAATCAAAGATAGAAGACTTCTTTACTTGTATGGGCTTGCAAATGCCTATAGAGATTATTGACGAGATTGAAAAAGACATCGCAACAAAATTTAAAGATCCAGAAATATGCAGAGACATATTAGAAGATACGAAAGGTATTTTGGAAGAAAAATGCGGTATTGTAAGCGATGCTGACAAAATTGCTGCTCGTGCTGAAGGAACAGATGTAGAAAAATATAAAACATTAGCAGACATCATTAGAAGGCACAATGACCTTTCTACCCAATTGCCAGCATTGTTCTCAGATGGAAAAGGTAGTTCTGGGCTGATGTCACAGATCAACACCCCAACAATGGAATATGCTGTTGAAAAAGCAGCAACATCTCTTGTTCTTCCGATTGAAGTAGCCCTTACGCAAGAAAGTAGAGCGTATACAAGGGGTAGTTCAACAAGAGGTTTAATCATTGAAGATCCAAACCTTAAGCAAATAACAGCATTTCCGCAGTTTGTTGCTGCTGCATTGGCTCCATATTTGCCAAACTTAAAAAATAGAATAGTAAATGATGTAGATACAAATGCTATTGGTGGTATAAGTGAGTCTATTATTTCCGTTAAAAGCGAAAATGGTTTTATAATGCAAGTCAACGCAGATAACTTGACTACTTTATCTCTTAAACCACCTGTTAAGAAAAACGGAAAACTTACTTATACAGACAACTTTAATATCTTTGTAAAAGATAACAGACTTGGGGACTTTAATATTAGCCCAACAACTGTTGGAGGTATATCCGAAGAACAAGAAAAACTGCTAGATAAATACCCTTTATTTGATGATCAGAACTATTCAGAGCAATCTCAATATTTTTCAAGTCTTCTTTTAAATCACTTTGGTCTTGGTCAAGAAACTAATCTTGGAGAACAAACACAGGTAATCATAAAAGATGATACAGCAACAGAGCAAATGAAAAAACTCGCAGCAAAAAATATATTCTTTTCAATATACGAAAGTATGTTTAGAGAAATAGGGTCAGCAATATCTGAAGGAGAACTATTAAAATTCTTTGATGTTGGCATTTTTGATCAAATAAACGAATCATCATATGCTTCAGCCGCTGACAGGATTCCTTTGGCTGGTGGCTTAACAGCCCTATTCTCTTTGCTAGGAGAGTTAAAAGTATACAGATCAGAAATAGAAAATATTGACTTTACACCAACAGATTCATCAACATCATCAGATACGCTTGGTATGATTAACTTTCCTCTTGTAAAGGAAATAATAAAGAAAAACTATGACTTTTCACAATATTACGATCCAAACAGCGAAGAACTGGGTATGCCTCATCACGCTATGTTGGAAGGATTAATTACAGCAACAGTTCAAATGTTTGTCGCAGACTTCTTTGTAAAATCAATATTTGTCATTTCAAAGATTCCTATTGATTTCTTTATGGACGACTATTCTTTGATTGATGTTATTGTAAAAGAAATGGAACTGTTTATGAGTCAGAAAGTATCGTCATCTCAAGCCAGTTTCTTTAAAGAAGCAGTTCTCAGAGTTATATCAAACAAGTCCGAGTGGGAGTTTAACAGTCCTGAAAATACAAAATATAACTCTCCCGGAAAAATATATGATGCTTCTCTCGCTAAAGAGGTTAATATTAACAACTGGAAAGATGCTACAAAATATTTTATCAGACAATATTATAAGTCTGCCGTTATTTTCGTAAAAGATAGACTTAATAAAACAGAACTAAAAGACAATGGTGTAGTAATATCTGGAAAGAAGAGAATAGAACAGATCAATCCACTTACGCTGTTGTCATATCCAAATATTTTGGAGATTTACGACTCTGTTTCTAATAAAGACATTGGCATAAGTTCAATATGCTCGGCAGAAAGAATAAATGAGTTTAAAGACGGTAAGTTCTTTTATCAATATTATTATGAATTGGTTGATTGGGATGAAGGAGAGCCGCTTTATAATCAAAAACTCATAAAAGCAAGAAAGTTAAACGGATATAACGGCAAACTTAGTGCCGAGAAAATGAGAGAGTTTTTAAAAAATATGTATCTCGGCTTAACTTATCAAGATCTTGGAATTTATGGATTTGAAATAACAGCGGATTATGGATTTACTTCTGGTTATATAGATAAACTAAAATCAGAAACTAATGCGGATAAGTCTGTCAATGTTCCTCTTAAGAGTTTATTTAAAGATATTAGAATAGGCGTAAGGCATTGTTATGGATATGCTTACACTGGTGATAGCATTGTTGGTGATAATGGAAATATATATATAATGGAACCAAACCAGACATTAAAAGAAATACAAAGCGTTATGTTCACCTTGTTTTACGGAAACGCAGCAAATAGTAGTTTGAATAATGGTTTCTTTGATGGGGCAACAAAAAAAGATATATCAAGTTTAGAAACAACAATACAAGATACAATAAAGCGAGAAAAAAGCATAAGACTAATAGAAAATGAAGTAGCAGCAACGGATGGAAAAGATGAAGAAAGAATTTCTTATATTTTCCCCTTAATAGAAAGATCTACTTCTATAGCCAACTGGGATGAAGGATATTTACCTCAAGATAAAGGGGGATTGGTCACTTTTGATAAAGGATTGTATGAAATAGTCCACGGTATTAATAATGAAGATTTCTCATATACAAATGGAACCGTCCAAGGAAAGATCGGAGATCTTTTCTTTGAAGAAAGAATACAGACAATAACTTTTAATCTTCTAAAAGATATGATTAACTCTGATGATTTTCAGTTGATCTACAAATATTGTTTCTCAGTTCCAAAAATATTATACACAATGTCTATTTATAGTATCTTGGCTGTCTCTTCCCCAAGGGTAAATAATGCTTTTGATAGAACTAAAAAAACAATATTTGATCAAATCAAAATGGTCGGAGATGTAAAAGGCAACGAAGCATACAAGCAAGAGCCTGATTCTATTAAACAGCAGGGTGGACCATCTGGGATAGCCAAAACAAGTATTAAAGGAGCACCATAAAAATGGCGAAATATTCTCCATTATTACCATTGACGCTTGATCCTATTGATGGTTATAAGATGCTTGACACCATTAGAGATGTCGTTAAGCAGAACTTTAAAATGTTAATCCTTACAAATCCGGGAGAAAGGATGATGATTCCAGATTTCGGTGTAGGTATGTATACATTTTTGTTTGAGCAAGACAATCCAGTTTTGTATCAGAACATAGAGCAAAGAATATATTCTCAAACAGCAAAATACCTTCCATTTATTACAGTTCAGGACATTCAGTTTGAAAGTTTTGACACAAATTCAGAGTTTTTTGAAGACAGAAGATTGAAAGTGACAGTTACTTATTTCATAAAACCCCTCAACGCTTCCGATGTGTTGTCTGTATCTGTTTCAAGTGGATATTAATTGTTTACACATTGTAGGTAAACATTTGTTTTTTTGACTATTTACAAGTTAAGGAGAACAATAACGTGCCTTTTGATAAGAAAAAGACAGTCCCAATCAACTATACCAGTAGAGAGTTCGCCACAATCAAGCGTGATCTCGTTTCTTACGCAAAAAGATATTACCCAGACAACTTCCAAGATTTTAGTGAAGCGTCTTTTGGATCTCTTATGCTGGATACAGTTGCTTATGTAGGAGATATTCTATCTTTCTATGTAGATTATTCAGCAAACGAGGCTTTTCTTGATTCCGCAATAGAATATAATAACGTAATCAGATTAGCAAAGCAACTCGGATATAAATATAATGGCATACCAGTATCAAGTGGAGAAGTTACTTTATATCTTCTTGTTCCATCTGTAACATCTGGCACAGGACCTGATTTAAACTACGCTCCTATCCTAAAAAGAGGCACAAAATTTACATCAGAAGGTGGAACAACATTTACTTTAAATGAAGATGTTGATTTTTCAAACCAAAATAATGAAGTAGTAGTCGCTGAAGTTGACTCTTCAACTGGTGTCCCAACAAGATATGCGATAAAAACATATGGTCAGATTATTTCTGGAGATATAGCAGTAGAATTTGTTGACGTTGGAGAATATCAAAGGTTTCCAAAGTTTCAACTTGCTGGAAATAATATTTCAGAAATCATTTCCGTAATTGATAATGAAGGTAATGAATATTATGAAGTAGATTATTTAAGCCAAGATGTTATTTACAGACCAATAGTAAATAACTCAAGCGATAAAAATCAAGTTCCATTTATTATGCAACCATATGGTGTTCCAAGAAGATTTATTTCTGAGACTATTGGTGGAGTAACAACTATTCAGTTTGGATATGGCTCTGAAACAAACTTAACTAATGAAAAAATCTCTGATCCAAGCAAAGTTGTATTAAGTGTTCACGGTAGAGGATATGTCACAGATCAAAGTTTTGACCCAACCAATCTGATAGAAACAGACACATTAGGTGTTGCTCCATCAAATACAACTCTTCAAGTTATTTACAGGGTTAATGGGCAAAATAACGTAAACTTGGCAACAAACTCATTGGCATCTGCTTCTGACACTCAATACGATTTTGGTAATGTTAATGAACTTGATTCGGATAAAGTTAGAAATGTTGTTTCTTCATTGGAGTTTGAAAACGAAAAGCCAATCGTCGGAAACATCAGTGTTCCAAACTCTGAAGAGATTAAATATAGAGCATACGGAAACTACGCATCTCAAAATAGGGCAGTAACAAAAGAAGATTATGTATCAATGATCTACAATATGCCTCCAAAGTTTGGAGCAGTTAAAAGAGCAAACATTGCCCAAGACTTAAACTCATTTAAAAGAAATATTAATTTATATGTTGTATCAGAAGATGTCAACGGATTTTTAACACAATCAACCGATACTTTAAAAAAGAACTTAAAGACTTGGATTACAAACTATAAAATGTTAAACGACACTATTGACATTATGGACGCAAAAATAGTCAATGTTGGTGTTGAATTTGATGTTGTAGCCGATTCAGATACGAATAAGTTTAAAGTTCTTTCTGATGCAACAGAGGCTATCATACAACGAATGACATCAACAAAGTTTAACATATCTGAACCAATAAGATACGGAGATATATTTCAAGCCCTTAAGGAAGTAGATGGTTTGCTAGATGTTGTCAAGATAAAAGTAGTGAGAAAATATGGCTCTTTGTATTCATCCGTAGATTTTGATTTGGATAGATATACAACAGCAGATGGAAGAATGATATTGGCTCCAGAAGATGTTATTTTTGAAATCAAGTTTCCAGATACGGATATAAGAGGAACTGTTAAGTAATGGCTATTAAAAGATATATCGCTACTTCTGATAACACAATCACAGATGCATTTGAAGCAAATCTTGTCACAAGAGGAACAGGCTCCAATATGGGTGCTTCCGATGTATTGGAAGCGTTTTATATCTACGGTCAAGTGTCTTCATCAGCAGGAGTTGATACTGAAAAATCAAGGATTTTAGTTCAGTTTGATACAGATTCTATTAACAATGATAGAACAAGAGGCTTAATTCCGGCAAGTGGAAATGTATCTTGGTATTTAAATATGTATAATGCTCCTCACGCATTTACTCTTCCTAAAAACTTTACAATGTCTATCTTGGCTGTGTCATCTTCTTGGCAAGAGGGCGTAGGCTTAGATATGGAAAACTATTCTGATTTAACATATCAGAGCACAGGATCAAACTGGGTAAGAAGAGGGGCTGCTGGTGACGGATATACAACTTGGACCAGTGAGGGTGGAGACTTTTTGGAAATCTCTCAAATGGTTAGCGCAAGTGGGTTCCCATCCTACACTGCTTCTTTTGTAGATGGAACAGAAAACGTTTCAGTTGATGTTAGTGATTTAGTAGAAAAGTGGCTTGAAGGGGCAACTACCAATTATGGATTTGCTTTATTAATGTCTGGAGGATATGAGTCTGGACCAAAATCAAACTATACTAAAAAGTTCTTCGCAAGATCAAGCGAATATTTCTATCTTAGACCAAACTTAGAAGCAAGATGGGATTCTTCCCAGAAAGATGACACTGGCAACTTTTATCAAAGCAGTTCATTGGCAACTGGAGAAGATAACTTAAATAAGATTTATCTTTACAACTATGTCAAAGGACAGTTGAAGAGTATACCGGATAACTCTATTCATACAGATACGAATACTATCAATGTTAGTTTATATTCAAACTCTGCTGGTAATGTTTATGATAAACTTTCTTTACCAGTTGGTGGAGATGTTGTAGCAGATGGAGATGTTAATGTAACTGGTGGTATTGCTATAGGACCTGCTGGAGCAATAGCAGGTGTATACACAGCATCATTTGCTATGTCTCATTCGTTGTCTGATGTATACGCAGTTTGGCACTATGAAGATCTTATAGCGTATCACACGAGTTCTGCTATAGAAGTCTTATCACTACAAGCATCTTCACATAACCCAGACCCAGATTATGTAACTAATGTTGATAATCTTAAGCCTTCATATTCAAGAAAAGAAAAGGCAAGATTTAGATTATTCATAAGACAGAAAAACTGGAATCCAAATATTTATACAGTCGCACAGGCAGAACTTCCAACAGAGACTGTTGAGGATGCTTATTATAGCGTATATCGCATAAGTGATGATTATGTAGTAATTCCATATGGAACTGGTTCATCAGTTTCACCACAATCATCTGGAACACCAGCATCTTACACAAGGTTGTCATATGATGTTTCTGGTAACTACTTTGATTTTGATATGAGTTTGTTACAGTCTGGATATGAATATGGAGTTAGATTTGCGTATTATTTGAATAACTCTTATAAAGAGCAAGAAGAAGTTTTTAAGTTTAGGGTTGAGGAATAATGGTAAGACGATCTGATAAAAAAGGCATTGGTAATCTTTTTAAAAAAGGAACCACAGGCTATAGAGCAACAAAAACAAACAAGGTTTTACCTTCGTCCAGTATGTCCGAAGTCGGTAGAGAGATTGAATCTCCCGGTTATGTTAGATCTTTTCTTAAAGATAAAGATAGATTTGTTCCAAATGTAGATTATACCAACCCAGCAAACTTCGCAAGATTTGGATCAGCAAGAGAATATTATACAAAAGCAATAGAAAATATTTATAGATTTTATCCATACGACGGATCTCAAAAAGAAAAGTTGGATTGGCACAACTCTGCTTCATATTTTGACAACTATATTTTTGAAAATGAATATCCAAGAACAAACGGATATATTGAAATCGGTCACGCTTGGGGATCTACATCCGCAACAGTAGATGGAACTGCTTTTGGTGACGTTGTATATAAGAAATCATCAGCACCACAATATATTAGTATTAAAGGTGGTCCCAACGGTCCCGCTATTCCAGCATATGCTTCTGGATCTGGCTATGAAAAGCCTATTAGTTATAAGTTCAAAGAACAAAAGGCTAATGTATACGATGCTGAAATAAGACAGCAACAAAATCTTACTATTGATGGAACTACTGGTAATACAGTAGAATTCTGGTTAAAACTACAAACAGAACCATCTAAGAGTCAAGCATCTCCGGGACACGCTTACTTTGATATTTGGAATGAGTCCTTTGAGTATACTCCCGGATCTTCTCAAACATTCGGAAGACTTCTGGTTGAGAGTATCTTTGATGTAGATGGGTCTGGGAATCCAAATGGGGCATATCTTGGTGACAACATATTCTATGTAACATATGCTTCTGGATCAAGCGGTGTCTTTCGTGCTGGACTTGGTAGCACTGCTCTTAGCGGAACTCTTGGTATTGATTTATCTAACTGGAATCATTATTCTTTTGTGATGAAAAATGATCCAACAGGATCAAACTTATCTCTTAAATTATACATCAATGGCAATCTCGCTGAAACAGTTATAACTGGATCTCAAATCGGATCAGTTGATACACTGCCTCTTAACGCAAATATCGGGGCTTACAGAACAGCACCTACTCCGGGATTATATTTTTCTGGTATGACAACTGACGGTTGGGGGACATTATCTGGATCATATATGGATGAGTTCAGATTTTGGAAGTCTTCAAGAACATCTCAGCAGATTAGAAGATACTGGTTTACACAAGTTGGAGGAGGAACCAACTCTGACTATGGAAATACTGATTCAAAGTTTACTGGATCAGAAAATCCTGTTGATTTAGGTGTTTATTATAAGTTCAATGAAGGTATCACAACTACATCCTCGTTAGATGCGGTAGCATTAGATTATTCTGGTCGTATATCAAACGGTATTATCAAGAACTACTCTACAGGTATGAGATCAACAGGATCTGCTATGGTCTTATCTAATGCGGCAGAAAGAGAGTTTAAAGATCCAATCGTATATAGCAATCACCCAAATGTTGTTATGTATGAAGAAGAGGCAAGTAATAAAGGTCGTGAATATGATGGAAGAAACTCATCATTTATGTTCAATACATTGCCGGGATGGATTATAGATCAAGACGAAGATAGACAAAGAAATACAACGTTGGCATTAACACAGATTATGTCAAGTTATTTTGATGAACTTTCTTTACAAATAAAAAGTCTTCCACACCTAAAAGACAAAGTATATTTAAGTGGATCTGTTAGTGGTAGCACAAATAAACCTTTACCATTTGCTGATAGACTTCTGAAAAGTCACGGATTTATCGCACCTGAAATATTTGCTGATGCTGATTTATTGGAATCTTTGGCTAACAGAGATGATAATAGAGAGTTTGAAAAGAAATTATCAGACATTAAAAACCAGATATACACAAATATTTACAATAACTTATTGTTTATAAATAAATCTAAAGGAACTGAGAAAGCAATCAGAAACCTTATTAGATGTTATGGTGTTGATGACGATCTATATTCTTTGAATATGTATGCGGATAATGGTGTCATTAAACTATCAGAATCTGCAAGACCTAAAGTTATTAGAAAAACATATGCTGATTTCAACAGCATATTGAACTTTGACGCAACCGTATATCAACATCCAGATCCATCAAACTCTGATTCTGTTTCATATATTACAGGAAGCACAGATCCAAGTCTGGACGGATTTGATTCCCAGACAGGTATGACATTAGAGGCAGAAGTCATCTTTCCGAAAAAGCCTCTTGCAGATTCACCCGGATTTTTAGATAAAGCATTTGTTGGTCTTTCTGCTTCTTTGTTCGGTATTCACTCTGCTGTTGAAGATTCAACGGATTATGCTTGGGCTAATAATGATTATGCCAACTTCCAAGTTTATGCTGTAAGATCATCTGAAACATATCCATCTAATAGAGATGTTCATTTTGTTTTGAGTTCTTCAAATGTCAATACATCTACAGAGGGTATATTCACTAAAATTGTCACAGATGTTTATAAAGAAGTTTATGAAAATCAAAAATGGAACTTTGCTGTAAAAGTAAAACCAAGCAACTATCCAAACATAGGTAAGATTTCTGGATCATTAGACGGCACAGCAGGATATAATGTTGAGTTTTTCGGTGTTTGTACCTTTGGAAATCAAGTTATTCACCAGTTTAGTCACACAGAATCTATTAGTCAGGCTAATGGATTTGAGTTTGCTACAAATAGAAAGCGTGTTTATGTTGGCTCTCATAGGACAAACTTCACTGGTTCTTTGTTGACAAAAACAGATGTAAAGTTGTCGTCTTGTAGATACTGGTCTATACCTTTGGAAAATCAAGAAATCGTTTCTCACGCTGTAGACCCCAAAAACTTCGGTGTTTTTAACAGTATGGAAAGCAGTTATTTGTTACAAACTGCTCCAACATACCCAAAAGACATAGCAAAAATCAATACTTTGGCATTACATTGGGACTTTGACACGGTTACTGGGTCTGATTCAAACGGTCAGTTTACTGTATTGGACTTCTCTTCTGGGTCAAATGATGGAAGATATGGAACTGAATTCTCTGATTTGCTGCTCAAACACCACACTGGTCGTGGAGATTTCTTTAAACCAAGTAGTGAGACAGCAGTTTCAAGGGAATATGTCCAAGGATATAGACAGCAAGTTCCTGAAAATCTCAATTCTTATACCTCTGTAAATATTTTAAGCAGAGATGATGAGTTATTTACAACAAGAACAAAGCCAATCAAGTTTACATATTCTGTAGAAAAGAGTATGTATCAAACCATTTCTGAAGAAATGATTAACTTTATGGCTGCTGCTTCTGATGCTAGTGCTTTAGAGAACCTGATTGGCGATCCTGTTAACAAATACAGACCAAACTATAAAGCACTTGAAAAAGTAAGAGGCATATTCTTTGAAAGAGTCGGAAATACTCCAGATCTTGACAAATATTTAGATTATTTTAAATGGTTAGACAGTGCTGTATCTGAAATGATTGAGAAGTTGGCACCTGCTTCTTCAAGAATAAATGAAGTAGCAAATGTTGTTGAAAGCCATCTCTTTGAACGTGGTGGCAAATATTCTCACAAGTTTCCAACAATGCATTTTGGATCTAATGATCCAATCGGAACCATAAAAGGTATTAATGAACTTGTTTATGATTGGGAATTCGGACACGCTCCGCTAAACCCATCGGCAGACACAACCAGTGCAACAGGAACAATAACGTTCACTAGTGATACTGACTCTGATTATGATGCAATCCAAGTCCAGATTCTTTCTGCTAATGGTGGTTTGCCAGCAGATGGTGACACATACTTGTTCGACTCTGATGGAACAGCGGGTGCAACTGGTACAGTGATCAGTGGAGTTTATATAATAGTCCAAGTAAATGGAATGACCACCAAAAGTCAAATTGCTCAAGAATTCCAGAATGCTATAAACCACGCAAATGGACATAATCAAGGAACTGCCAATAGTGTAATTACTGTATCTGAGTCTGGTGGAGTTTTAGCATTAACTCAAAACACTGTCGGACCATCTGGAAATACAGCAATAACAGTCATAGACTATTTCCACGGAGGAGATAAGGTAATATCTACTGGATTTAGTGGTGGATTAGAATCTAATCAAGATCAAAATTGTTTTTGGTGGAACAAGCGAGCCACAAGAGATGATGCAAATCTTGACACAGGGAATCAAGGCGTTGATTTAGACAGAGCGATGATTCACTCTGCCTCAATACAGGTCTTTAATAGAAAGTTGAACGCTCCGTATAGAATTACAGCCCAAGAAGGTGGTGGAGCATTAAAAACGAAGATAAATATTAGAGAAGTTGTATCAACAGAAACACCTCCGTTGAATAACAATAAAGGATTAAACTTTAATAGTGCCACTTTCTTAAGTTCATCTTCTTGTTTGGACTTAGATAAGATTAATCCACAAAGAAAATATGAAACAGATTATCAAGTAACGTTCAGAGACAATAATACATCAATGCTTCCGGGTAAGTTGTTGGGGAACTACAACTTTATTTCGTCTTCAATCAACGCAAATAGTCCACTAATTCCAGATGGATACATAGTAGACACACAACATCTAAGAGATTATTACAATATAAACAAAGATGTTCCATTACAGGGACCATTCACAGAACAGCACGTTGGTGGAAGCGCATATCGTCACACTGGCTTGAATATCGGTGTTGTAACTGAAAGACCAGAGAAGTATGTTGTTAATACATCTATAGATTCTGACGGAAATATTCAATATAGTGTAGTAAATCCTTCTTTTAACGATGTAAATGCCCCAAGAGCAGATTATAGAAGAGATTTAGTAAGCAAAAGTCCTGTAAATATTAAAAATATACAGACAAATACATCTTCTATTCAAGATGAGTATGGTGCTTTGGTCCCTCACGGTAACTTTGTCAACAACTATGAAGTTGTTCAGATTCCGGGAAGAGACATTAATAACAGATATTTAGCAGAAAACGGTGGTGTTGACACTACTTTCTCTGCGTCTCCTGTTGTTCTTGGGCTGGAAGACTATGCAGTTCCAGATAGGGGAAGACACGCAAGCATTATTGCTAATAGATTCTCTGCTCCGGGTGGACCAGAAGTGAACAGTCCCGGTTATCTTGATGCAGAATCTGAAACTTTCTCTGTTTATAACGCTCTCCCATTTAGAAACTTGTCTGTTAGACAGCCTTTGAAGACTTTGTTAACAAGACACTCTGCGTTTGGTGGATATGACAGCGTTTATGGCGATCCATCTGCTTCGTATCAAAAGACACAAAGAAATGGAGCGAAAAGAATATTGAGCAGCAGTGCTGGACCGAGAGTTGACAATTCTGGATTTTCAACTGCTTCTGTTTATGACAACTATTGGGTTCAACACGCAATCCCACAAAGCGATTTACAATATGCTTGGATTACAGCATCTGCTGTTTCTGCTCCGTTTGGATATTCTGAACCAGATTTTACCAATGCAAGTCAAGCATCAACAGATATTTTGTTTGTTACAGAGAGCCAACACGCAGCAATCCTTAGTGGGTTCGGAGGTGCTACCTATTATCACTTGTTTGGATTATCTGAACAAGCAGAATATTCCAATGAAGGAAGAACACCAGTAGATTTTGTTGGCTTAAATAGTATTGTTTTAACAGATTTAACATCATCAGATAATACTGTCGGAGCATCCTTAAATACAGACTTCGTTAAAGATGGGTTTGTATTTGAACCTTCATTTACGTTTAGTAAAAAGGGGCGTATAGGTAGGTCTTCTTTCTTAAATGCAATCAACTTAAATAGAAACGGCGCAGGTGGGTTCTCATCTTGGAAGCAAGTAAGACAGTCTTACAATCCTCTTGTAAGACATATGAATAAGACAAACAATATTAACTTTGTTACAGAAAATAATGTCATTGAACCCGGAACAGGCAAGAATGTTACTATTAAAACAATCAATTCTTACACAGAATCACCAGTATCTTTCAAGTTCAAACCTTTAGAGCACCAGTTTGTATTAAAAACAGGCGATACAATCAATATTCAAAGTTCTTATAGTAATAATCTTTTTACTTTTAACAATCCAGATATTGTAGCGAAGTTGAATATTGGTCCTGTTAAACTTGATAAGGCTTATTTGATTAAATCTGGCATTGGTCAGATGTATGACGATCTTAAAGCACTATATTTGTATCAAATGATGGATCCAGACTTTACCCCATTTGCTATAGACACATATGGAGCAAACAAACTTGAATATTTGAAATATTCAGAGGATATTTACCCTGCTGGTGGTAATGTTGGATTAGCAAAAGTCAGAGGAAGACAAAACTATACTGTTTCTACTGGATCTGAAAACTTTGAAATGCAACTTGGAAAGTCTATTGCTTTCTGGAAAGA